TGGAGGGACAATCAAGACCTAACATTGATCCGATTGCCGGTCGGAGAAGAGCTTCCCCCGGGGGTAGGAACCCGGGAGCGAAGGGGAGAACCAGAAATGGTTCGGCAAGGAAGGCGGTAACCTTCCCTCTCTCCTCGCAGTTCAATGTGTTGCATCCAAACGACAACAGAGTTACGGAATGGCGAGAGGCGCTTCTTGAGAGCGTTGCTCTCGCATTTCGTCGCTCTTTTGATAAGTTTGCCGATAACCGCGGGAAGCACCATAGGTGCGCCTACGCTGGAATCCGCCGTTTGGCGTTCTCCATCGTAGACGATGCTTCCGCGAAGGCGCTTTCGGGGCGCTTTCGCCAATGTGCTGTGGTCCGGAACCCTAGGTCCCAGATGATACACACATTCCGCGGTTCCGCTTCCTTAGCCGGGTACACCGCTCACGGTGCACGGCGGATACTTCACCAGATCTCCCGGTTCGGGAGGGCTGGGCCGTACTCCACCGTTCACCAGGTTAAGGAAGCGGAAGAGCAGCATAAGCTCGACATGCAGAGGGATTTTCATGTCCCTCGGGCTGAACTCAAATCACTCCGAAGATTTGCAGCCCGGTTTTCCCATGGAAAACGTGCTGTCGGTAAGCTAAGTTATTCAACTTCAGCTTGTTTCGAAAGGACCCGCAAAGAAGGCGGCCTCCGTGAGGAGGTCCGTCTTCGCGTGTCAGAATTTCGAGAGCTTTCGCTGCCTTACGGTAAACTTCGGGAACTAGCGAATAACATCGACGGATCGGGGCTGTTAGTTCCTTTCCGTTGTTGGTCCGCTGAAGCAGACAAATATTCGCTAGGGCTTGAACCTTTTGCTTCAGACCAAGCACTTATGCCGGTACATAAACTCTTCCACTGGAACAGTTTATACGCCGAGGACATAGGCTTGGACCTGGAGTTATGGGAGGTCAAGAGGGAGCATTTGTTTGCTTACCTCTGGGCCGTTTGGACCATAACCCAGGAAAAGGTTCAAGGGGCATGTCCTTTCTACAGCCGTATATCGGTTATCAAGGAGAGAGGTTGTAAGGTCCGAGTTGTGACTCCCATGGAGTCAGCTGTGGCCCTGTTAGGGTCACACATCAACTCTTTCCTTCTCTCCCTCCTTGATAGTGACCGAAGGTGTACTTCCAAACAGGGAGGTTTCCCTAATTGGAAGGTACCGAACGGTTACCTTATACGGTCTGTTGATTTGACAAGGGCCTCTGACCTCATACCAGGGTCCGTTCAGAAACAAATCTTGTTAGGGATTTGTGACGGGCTTGGGCTTTCACCATGGGCGAAATCCCTTATGGTATTGTGGTCAAGGCCTGTCGTCTTCCGTGAAGGGTACAGGTCAAACGGTCAACCGCTCATGGGAGCGGGGCCGACTTGGCCTGTATTGTCCCTTTATAACCTTTGGCTTTGTTCCTCCCTTCCGAGGGGGTCAAAGTTTAAGGTGAAGGGAGACGACGCACTCATTTGCGCATCAACCACGACCCCTTATGACGTTCGTCTTAAGCGGAGTGGCGGCGAAGTTAGTAGCCGGAAGGATACGACTTCGTATTTCGCCGGTTGTTTGCTCGAGGAGTGCTGTGCCCTTAAATCCCGCAGACTGGTGTGGGAGGAGACATTTTCGGTCGGTTCTTGGCAAGGACGATCACGTGTAATGCGTGACGCCCACCAGGATCGCGCCTTTTTGGGTCCTTCCATATGCATCCCTCCGGGGTGCGAAAAGGTGGCTGCCCGTGCTTTTAGCCGGGAATTTGCCCGCCTTCAGTCTGTGGGACTTAACCCTCACATTCCTCGGATAATAGGAGGTCCAGGATTCCCAGCCTCGCGGAAGGAATTGCGTAGAGCCATCGATACCCTTCGGCCCCATTGGGCTAGGGCAATTCGCTGCCTCATGTCGCAAAGAAATCCGCGGGGCTATCTGGCCTCCTTAGAATCCTGTTGGTCAACCCATTCCTCGGTTCCTAACAAGGACGCGATGTCCTTTATCGAAGAACGGGCTGGCCAATGGAATAGTGAGTTTCCCGCGTCAGAAGAGAGGGATTCCATCTATCCTTCGTATCAAGATTTCCTGAACGACATGGTCGTTCCGGTATCTTCTGCTTATGGATTAGCCATGGGCTTTCCGATGCAGCGAAGTTATAGATCCTCTCTTCGCGGTGTCAAAAGTAGGATTGTTAAAACTTTGGATAAGCTGAATCAGCTTGTTCCATATCCGAAGTTAACGGATCGTCCTAACAATCTTACTGATGGCATTGAGGCGTTTATCAGGTCGATGGAAGGGACTCCCATCACAATACCTGGTATGCGTTTGACGCTTGATTTGGATGCAACACAGGTGGGGGCGGTGGAGGTTCCATCAAACCCCCGGAAACGGACCCTAGGCAGCACTTTTGGGCCAGCGAATACGCGCCAAAAGAGGGGTATGGCAACCTCCTCTGTTAGCGCCGCTGGAAGTGCTGACGACCGGAAGCGGAAGTTGTATAGTGCAACCTATCAACTTTCGCCTCAGAAACGGCGTCGGTACGACGGGTAATGCCATACCAACGGCGCCTCAACAGTCTGACGGGTCCGTTGCGTTTCCGGGGGCTGGAATTGAAACCAGCCCGAGGCCAGGCACTTGGAACGGTG